GACGATGATGACCCGAGGTAACGGCTTCTGGTCGATGTGGACAAGGGAGGCGTGGGGCATCTCCTGGCCGGTGGCGGTGGTCGTGTGGACCTGTTTGCTCCTTGCGCTGACGGGATTCGTCGCCGTGACGGTGCTCGCGGTCTTGTATGGCTGAGCCCTGCTGCGTTGACTGCGGCTGGACGCCTGAGCCGGGCGAGCGGTGGCCGTCCGAGGGCCGCGCGGCGGTGCGGTGGATCGAGTCGCTGCTGATCTGCGCTGAGGGCGACTGGTTCGGCAAGCCGATCAGGCTCCGCGCCGACCAGAAGCGTTTCTTGTGGAAATGGTATGAGTGGTGCCCTGGCTGCGGCTACTGGCACTACGACCAGGCGGTCAGGGGCGCGGCGACGGGCGACGGCAAGACGACGTTCGTCGCGGCGATCGAGTGCCTGGAGCTGCTCGGGCCGCCGCAGATCGCCCCGGTGTCGCCGAACATCGTGAACGCGGCGGCCAGCTTCGAGCAGGCCGACCTGCTGTTCTCGATCGCCGGGGTGATGCTCGGCGGCCGGGACCAGGCGGTCAGGGAGGCGCCGCTGTGCGGGTACGCGGAGGTGTACGACACGCAGATCAAGCGGGCTGACGGCCAGCCGGGCGTGATGCGGAGGGTCGCAGCGGTCGCGGGCACGAACGAGGGCGGCCTGCCGTCCCTGTTCGTGTGCGACGAGGTCCACGAGTGGGGCGAGATCGGCTCGACGAAGGCCCGCGTCCACATGGTGATCGGCAAGAGCACGAAGAAGCGGCGGATGATCTGCCGGCTGCCGGACGGGACGGAGATCACCCGCGGGCCGGGGCGGAACCTGAACATCAGCACGGCCGGGTTCGACGTGGATCACTCGCTGCTCGGCGCGATGTACCTGCAGGGGAAGCGGGCGGAGGTGCACCCGGAGGTCGCGCCGCGGCTGCTGTTCGACTGGCAGGAGGGCGTGGAGGGGGATTTCAGTGATCCGGAGGTGCGTCGTGCTGCCGTCAGGGCGGCGTCGGGCGCGGCCGGGGTGCTGTGGGACGTCGAGGCGCGGGTCCGCGAGTGGGACAAGCCTGAGGTCGCGCACCACGAGTGGATCCGCTACTACGCCAACCGCTGGGTGGCGGTCAGCGAGGACTCCTGGCTGAAGGATCACCCCGGCGCCTACAGCAAGTGCCGGGGGACGTGGGAGATCGCCGGGCACGAGCCGACGGTGCTGGCGATCGACATGGCGCTGAAGCGCGACTCGGTGTCGGTGCGCGAGCTGGCCAAGCTGGACGACGGCCGGGTGGCGACCGTCAACCGCACCTGGTACCCGTCGGACGGGAAGATCGACCACCTTGAGGTCTTCGAGTGGATCCGCTCCCGGGCGACGGAGCTCGGCCCGCGGTTCCGCGGCCTGGTCTACGACCCGCGGTTCTTCGAGCTGCCCGCGCGGATGCTCGAGGAAGAGGGCTTCCTGGTGGTGGAGTTCACGCAGACGCCGCAGCAGATGGCGCCGGCGTGCGGGATGGCGTTCGACATGATCATCCGGCAGGAGATCGTGCACAACGGCGACCCGGATGACGAGCGGCAGGTGAACGCGGCGGTGAAGCGGCAGCAGGAGACGGGCGGGTTCACGCTGAGTAAACCGCGGTCGCGGATCCACATCGACGCGGCGGTCACGCTGTGCATGGGGGTGGACGCGCTGGCGAGGCTGGCGCCTGCGGTGGAGTGGGAAAACACCGTATGGTGACGGTGTTCTGGAGGAATCCTCCAGGGAAGTTATGTGATTCCCTTGACGCATGGCAACATATCTGTAGGTATCCCACAAAGGCGGTGACCTTGGCTGCTGTCGCGCTGGCTGCGCTGCCCCGGTGCACTCGCTGCGCTGGCGGCGGTGAGCTGAACGGGCTGGTGTGCCCGGAGTGCGACGGGTCGCGGCGGCTGACGCCCCGCAGGCGCCGTCGGCGTTTCCCGTCGCTGCTGCACGTCGCTGACACTCTCGCTACCCCGGTGGGGACGATGGTGCGGTGGTCCGCGTCGCTGCCGGGGCTGCTGGGCGCGGGCGGGGTCAGTTACGGCTGCGCGGCGGTGGTGCACAGCGTGTTCGGGCAGGTGCCGGTGCTGGCGGTTGCCGTGCTGGTGGCGGGCGTGTTCGCCCTGGCGCTGGACCGGCGGCTGTGAAGCTGTCGCAGGCGGAGATTGACCGCCTGATGGCCGAGGACCCGGACGACCGGGAGATCCGCGAGGCGCACGGCTTCACCTGGGATGATAACTGGCAGGATGACTCGCTGCTGTGCCGCAACGGCTGCGGCCTCAGCTATCCCGACATCACGTCCGGCAAGATCCGCGAGTGCCGGGGCGCGACTTGCGGGCGCGAGATCCGCTACGTCACGCCGTTCGGTGAGCGTTGCACTGAGCCTTGCGACCTCGCACCGGACCACGAAGGCGACTGCGACTCGTCGAACCTGTTCCTTCGGCCGGCCGACGCCCCGAAGGTCTGGCTGGGCTGATGGCCGTCTTCTCGGGGCCGAGGGAGCGCACGGCGGACACGCGCCAGCAGGAACAGCGCGTCGCACAGCTCGCCTTTATTGAACCCCCTCTGGGTGCGAATATCCAGGCGGTCCAGGACATCTACGGCTCGCCCGGCAGCCCGGCCGCGAACATGCGGCACAGCGCGGTGTTCGCCTGCCAGGACCTCATCGCCAGCATGATGGGGATGCTGCAGCCGTGGGCGTTCAAGATGCCCCCGGCCGGGGTGAAGACGCCGAACCCAGGACAGGGGGGCACCGGCCAGCCGGGCGAGCCCGGCGTGAAGCTTCCCTCCCAGCCGCAGATCCTGAACGAGCCGGCGGCGGGCATGGACATCGGGGACTGGCTGTACGCGGGCACGCTGAGCCTGATGCGCGGCAACGTGTACGGGGACGTCCTGGCGCGCACGAGCCTCGGTTACCCGTCGCAGGTGGAGCTGCAGAGCCCTGGCAGGTGCAGCGTCCGCAAAGCGCCAGACGGCACCGTCTTGTACTACTACAACGGCAAGCTGATGACGGACCCGTCGCGGGTGTGGCACCGGGCGGTGTTCCGCGGGCCAGGCGACCTGACCGGCGTGTCGCTGATGGAGATGGGGCGGCGGGCGATCCAGCTGGGCCTGAACGCGGAGGAGTTCGCGAACGGGTTCTTCGAGGAAGGCGCGCACCCGTCATCGCTGCTGATGAACGACTCGCAGGCGCAGATGAACCAGAAGGACGCCTCCACCGTCAAGCAGAAGTTCATGGCGGCCGTCCACGGGTCGAGGGAACCTGCTCTTTTGACTGGCGGCTGGAAGTACCAGCAGATCCAGGTCTCGCCGACAGACTCCCAGTTCCTGGGCACGCTGAGCCAGTCTGACCTGATGGTGTGCCGCTTCCACAGGGTCCCGCCGGAGCTCGTCGCGGTGGCGATCACCGGCAGCAGCATCACCTACGCGAATGTCGAGCAGCGCGGCCTGGACTTCCTGACTTACTGCATGCAGCGGTGGATCACCTGGTGGGAGCGCAAGCTCGGCTGGTTCCTGCCCAACGGGCAGTACGTGAAGTTCGACCTTTCGCCGCTGCTGCGCACCGACATCCTGACGCGCTGGGTGGTCAACTACGCGCAGATGACGGGCCGGATCATGACCCGCAGCGAGATCCGGGCCGGGGAAGACCTGGCGCCGCTGACCGACGAGCAGCTGGCCGAGGTCAACGCGGTACCAGCCGGGGACCTGCTGCAGCCGCTCAAGCCGCCGCGGATGACGCTCTAAGGAGGAACGATGGACTTCGAGATGCGCCGGCAGGCGCGGATGGCGATGCGGGGCGTGCCGGAGCGGCTCGGCCTGCAGTTCGCTGACGGGCAGATCGAGATGCGGTCCAGGCCGAACGGCACGGGCGGCACGTCGTTCGAGTACAACGGCTACGCGTCGGTGTACGGGGCGGACTTCCCGATGTGGGACCAGGACGGCGAGCCGTTCACGGAGTTCGTGGCGCCCGGTGCCTTCCGCCGCTCGCTGGCCAACCCGGCGCTTGACGTGCCGTTCCTGATCGGGCACCAGAACGCGGGCATCCCGCTGGCGCGGACCAAGTCCGGCACGATGCAGCTGTCTGACGACTCCCACGGGCTGCACGTTCACGTCCCGTCGATGGACGGGCGCCGCGAGGAGGTCCGCGCGCTGGCGTCGGCGGTGGAGCG